GGGTCTTTGTTATCGCCACGTACAGTTCTGATGTAGTAGTCATTGTGTCTAGCATGAATACCTGATGCACTGTCAACTAATTGACTAACTGTACCACTAGGTTTTACACAAGTGATAGCAGTTGATTGTGGTATACCTAANTCTTTAGCCATCTTTTGATTTGTTTCTACTGCAACTGTTCTTAGTATCTCTAATACATCATCTGTCCATATGTTTGTATCTAGAATACCTGTTAGGGAAACTCCTAATAGTCTCTCTTCTTCTGTATTATCTTTCCATATNTTACGTAAATATTTAAAGTTAGTAAGTGTAGATTGAAATGTACCAAGTATAGTAGCCATACGTACCTTCTCTTCTAATGANCTTAAATCATCTGTGGCTCTACATACAACTTCAGTAAGATTACAGAANTGATAAGGTCTTAGTATGATTTCACTACAAGGATTGCATCCAAACTCATNGTCGGTTTTTCTTCTTTTGTTCTCACCGGCTTTAACTCTAGCTGCCTTACGATTAAAGATACCACGTTCACCTGACTTAGATTCATACAAAGCTGTCCACTCTCGCATGAATGTACCCATGTCAGGCTTACCTTTGAATGCTACAGAGTTGTTAGCTAATGCTCTCTGTCCTTCATTCTCCCACCATTGACCTGACTTAGCATGTCTCATTTGGTCATCACCTAAGTTAGATAAAGATATCAATGCAGACCTACGTACTCCACCTACGACTACAACTTCACCAATCTTACACATAATATCGTGACACTCAATAGGGTATAGTCTTCTACCTTTAGCTCCTTTAAACTTAGCTATGCAAAATTGGAATAGCTCAACTAATGGTGCAGGTCCTGATGCTCTACCGCCAAATGTTTTTAATCTAGCACCTGCAGGTCTGACTTGTGATACATCCCATGTAGGTATTTGACCTACGTACAATAAAGATATTAATTCACGTAAGGCTCGTGCCCAACCGGGTCTGCTATCAGCGACATGTATGACCGTAGTACTGTTCTCAAAATGCTCATTAACAATAGGAAGTTTGTCTACATTTTCTCTTTCTACAGAGAAACCTACACCTGTTCCACACATAAGTATATACATACATTCATCAAAGGAACGTGGACTATCTACAGGTATGTAACTACAGTTATAACCACCTACATGACATCTATCTAAAGCAGGTCCTGATGTCATTAATGCTCTCATACTAGGCATGACCCCTAAGTTCATTATCTGTGCAGATAGTTTTTCTTTTAGTGCTTTAGTTATATTGTAGTTGTGATTCTTCTTTAAATGATTTTCTATATAATCAAAATATCTATCAACAGTTTCTCCCCAATTCTCTCTTCTTTGGTCATTATCTCGCCATCTTGCATAGCGAGAAAGGGCAATGAAATTTTGATAGTCTGTAGGTAAATAATTATTTAACATTTATGTCTCCGTCAATACTTTTAGTTTTGTTATTTTTGTTCCATCTATATCATAGAAAAATTCTCTTATGTAATCTTCAAATTCTTCAGTTAAATCTCCGTCAGCGGGAATTGCATATTCATCTGGGTCAACAGATATAGTGCAGATAATTTTAACTCTTACCATCATATACCTCAATAAGTTTATTCAGATACCATTGTGCTTTCTTGAGGTCTTCTGCACCATTCTTATATCTATATCTCCATAGATATTTAAATACATTCCCTTGTAGATAATAATCAAAACCATTGGTAAGCATTGCTTCTAATGCATCTATGGTTTCTATGCCTGCCTTATTGTAGTGAGGTGGATGGTTAACCATATCAGAATTTAATTTTTCAGCTTCTTGCTCTGCTCTCATTTTCATATACTCCATGTGTCTTAACATTTATCTTTTCTTCCAAATGATACAGATATAACATTATCTGTGTAAGTTGTTATAGGTTGTTTTTCAGTATATGAATCTACAGCTTCTTTGTCAAATACATTAACAACATAATCATTTATTTTATCTCGTAAAGATGGTTCAGTCTCCATGAAGTTTAATGTTGAACAGAGCATCTTACATATATGTTCTACTTGATAATAATCATCATCATCTAATGGATTAGCTGGATTGGGCACAATAGCTAATTCAATACCACCATTCCATTTACCATTACTATTTAAGTGGGGATTTACTCTAATAATAAAATCTTCAGGTAAGATAGTTCTATTAGTAGTTCCTGAGTCCTTTTCCATACTTTGTTTCTCCTGTTAACTTTCTTCCCATAAATTTTATTTTTTTAGGATGTTTGTTTTTGCCTTTTTCTTTAAGCCACTCTTCAGGTATGATTCTATCATAATACCTAAAACCATATTTAATGCACCATTGTGCATATGTTGACTTAGCTCCTTTACTTAATCGAGCACGACTATTTGTGAATACAAATCTAATATCTAAATTAGGGTGTTGCTTTTGTATTGCTAAATGTTTTCTTCTATCAGAAGCTAGAAATCTACCTTTTGTTTCAATGATAATTCCGTTGTACAATACAAAGTCAGGGGTATAGGTGCGATAAGCTAGGTCTTCCCATTCTATCTTAATGCTTTCATAGGAGTATGGGCATTTTTTTTCACTAAGATAGATGGAAAGTTTATGCTCTAAGCCGCTCCTATACCCATTCTTTATAGCATCTCTTCTTATTTTATGAGGAGACAACTAGAAGTTTCGCCATGAAATAAATGGATTACTGTATGAATAAGTATTCGTATAACCTAAGTTTTTAAGTTCTTCTTTTACTGCTTCATCAGCTGCTTTTCTAGCTTCTATGGCATCACGTAAACCTGCTGTACGCATATCACGATATTCCTTTTTAGCTTCAGCTAATTGTTTTTCCATTTCTTCAATGTTTGCCTTTAGTTCGTCTAAAGATTTACTCACGCTACTCTCCTTTCATTTTTATATACTGAACCATCTTTGGTTCTTTAGCTTGAGACATTTGTGCAGGTAACTCACGAAGAGTTTCCCAACATAATTTTCTGTACTCACAAAAAGTACAGTTTTTGTTAAGAACCATATTGCCTGTAGGAACTTTTCTAAAAAACTCAGGCTCGGGTTCAAAACACCGTTTTAATTCTTTTTGCTCTGCAGGCTTTTATTGTTTCTTTTATCTTATTTATTTCTGCATCTAAATCCATATTGGCGGCTGATACATATTTAAACTGACCATTTGCTTTGTTTACAACCCACCAACCACCAACCTTCTTTCCTGAAGCTTTAGCATAACCTGCTAGTTGTCCAATATAACCAAAACTGTCACCACTTTTAAGTGATTCAAAAGATTCAAATTTATATTTGTATGACCAATCAGAAGCTGATTTAATATCATCTATGGCATCATGTAATACTATATCATATGTTCCCGTTACAGTTGTACCATCATCTAACTTGAGTTCTACTTCTGTATTGTCTTGGTATTTCATACCTGCTTCAGTCAGCAACCCTTTAAAGACAGCTTCAACTATATCACCTAACATCATATTCATAACAAATGTTGTAGGTTTAGGTAAGCCTTTGTCAGGGTGATTCTTTTGAAACCAAAGCTGACATGACGGTCTGCCAATATTAGATATACGATACCTAAAATTATCTCTTTTATTACCACCAGCAAATTGACGTTTCAAAGCATCTTTTATTTCTTCGCCTATTCTCTCTATAGTGGATTCACTCATTTGAGTTTCACCTTGAGTAGCATCTTCAAGATACTGATGAATCGCCAATTCTGCTGGATGGTTCATTATGCTACCTCTTCAGAAGCGTCTATATCAATGAAGTCATCTACAGTGTCCATATCTTCTTGACTTATATTGCTGCCATTATGTATGCTCCATTCATTAATGATATACTCATTATAATTTTGAATCCAAGCAATAAAATCAGCAAACATTGTTTGGTCACTATCTGTTAGAGTAACCTTTGTTGTAACATCTAAACTAGGTCTTGGAAGATAGAACGAATTACCATTAGGCAACTTCCTTTCTTCTGTGTTTAGCACAATGTTATGTTGCACTGGTAGTCTCTTCATTTGTGCTAACTTAGCAAAGGGTGCACCCATGATTTTAAATGCATCACGGTTATCTATTTCCCAAATAAATGGAGACTCCTGCAACTCAGTAGACTCACCCCTATCATTGATAGTGTTTTCTAGAGTTATTAATCCAAATATAACACGAACTCTTTTTATTTGTTTTAATAAATCTTGTTGAGTCACTGGTAATGATTTAAAATCCTTTACATATCCTGCAGGTTTACCACAGTTAAATGTACCTTGATTGTCTTTTAAATCTATATTTAAACTATCAGCCATTACAGTTTTGTGATACGTTCCCATAGGTTCGCCTGCTTTAGCATTAGTATTTTTAATGAACCTTTTATACATAAACCTTTGCATAAAGGGTCTGATAGTTGCTGATGAACCATAATAAGTTTCAACTTCAGGTTTATCTAGGCGATATGTACCACCATTGACAACCTCAACTTTAACACTCTTACCATTCATATCTGTCTCACCCATAATTGGAGAATGGTTAATTCTCAATCTAGGTAAGGTATTACTCTTCTTAGTTTCAGAAGAGCTTTCTCCTGCGATACCCATAGCTTTTGCCATAGCGGCATAGTTATTTGTATCAATAGTTACTAAATCACTCATATGTGATACCTCTCTTTCTTTTAAGTTTCATAGTTATATCATGCGACATCTTTTGTGTCAAGCCAATTGTCACCTATTTTTGCTTCTAATAGTAAGGGTACATTTAACTCGATAGCAAAATTTCTTTCTACTAATTGTTTTAACTCATTATTTATATCTTTAATAGTATTTATGACTAAGTTTATCTCATTAGGATGAACGTCAACTACAACAGAATCATGCACACTATTCACTATACAAGAGTTAAAATGTTTTAGTTTTTCTTCCATATGCATAAGCACTAAGGGCACTATATCAGCAGTAGCAAATGATTGTACAGGATAGTTTTTAATTTGTGTAAAGTTAGTTACTCCACCACTAGATAATCTTTTTATATGAGGAAAGGCAAACTGCCTTCCTGAAGGTGTTGTAATCATTCCTTTGTTCATAGCTTCTGAAGCCAATCGGGAATGCCATGACTTGATTCCTTTGTATTTTTGTGTGAAGTGTTCATAATATTTAGCTTCCGCTTCTGTTCTGCCAAAACCTGTAGCTCCGTAGAGTGGTGCAAACGTGTGTGCCTTCGCATCTTGACGAGAAGTCGGTTGACCTGCATCTGTAATAACTTTAGACGTATACGAGTGAACATCAAACCCAGTTGAAACTTCATCCATTGCTACCTTATCTTGTGATAGATATGCCGCGGCTCGGAACTCTAGCTGTGCAAAGTCAGCTTCAAGTATCTTGCCACCTTCCCAACGTGACACAAACACTTTCTTTACAGGAAACGTACCACCTCTAGGCATGTTCTGCATGTTAGGGTCTGCACCACTAAATCTACCTGTAGAAGTTCTGTGT